TCACAAGTTCTCAATAAGTTTATCCATCATATCAGCTGTTTCTTTTTCTTCTTCTTTTAGCACATCGCTATAAACATCCAAAGTTATATTAATATTCTTGTGTCCTAACCGAGTTGAAACGTACTTAATGTTTGCTCCTGCTTCAATTAAAAACGTTGCATGGGTATGTCTTAGGCCGTGTACGGTTATGTTTTGAACTTCTGCTTTTTCACATAACAGGCGAAACATATACGTAATTCTTGATTGTTTGATAGGTAAATTTCGAGAACTTAAAATAAAATAGTCCTTATCGCTTAAAATTATCCCTTCTCTAAAAAGCCGTTCTTTCTCATGATTTTTGTATTTTTTTATTAAAGTGAGTAATGAGTTGTCAAAATAAACTTTACGAATACTAGTTTTTGTTTTCGGCTTATTTTCACCATAATCGCCACGTGTAGAATTGATATCGAAATATTTTTCGTTTAAATCAATATCACTCCAACGCAGCCCCATCAATTCACCTTTTCTCATTCCAGATTTTAGCAGAGTCAAAAATATAACTTGCGTTTGAATATCTTCGTTTTCTAAAACCGCTATAAATCGCTGTAATTCCTTTTTAGAGAATGAACGAACATTATTACTTAAATCAAATTTAAAGCCTGTTAGCGTGTTGCTAGGGATGATTTGATTGTGTACCGCAGCGTTAATCATCCTCATTACAATTTTATGCCACGTTTGAATCGTGGATTCTGTATATTTGTTTTCTTGTCTTAATTTGTCAATAAATTCTCGCTTATAGGTAATCTTATTTAAAGAAGATAGTTTCTGATTTCCAATTAATGGTGATATGTGAAATTTGATAGCAGATTCAATATTTTGTTTTGTTGAAACACTCCAATTGTCTTGGGCGTAAGGTATCCAGACTTTGATCCATTCATCTATGGTGAGTTGTTTATTTTCGATGAAGGAAGTATTTTGTGTTTCTAAATCATATTGGATTTTTAGCAATGCTTTATTCGCCGCTCTTTCACTTTCAAATCCACGTTTGCTAGCTTCTTTTCGGTGTTTTAGAGAGTTGTAATAAGGATAGCGATATCCCCAAAAAGTTCCTTTTTTGTTTGAGTACGAAAAAACATATTTGTATTTTTTGGACCAATTTAGTTTCGCCATAGTTTCACCTCCAATATTCATTTAAAGCCCCTAGCATGAATCGAACATGCTAGAACTCACCAGAGAGGGGAGAATTATTTTTTATCGAAAGTAATTATCCAAGATCCCATAAGGTTTTCAACTTTCTTTATTTTTGCAATTACTTTATCCCCTGTCTTTACATCTGGATTTTTGCTTGAAACAAAGTTTAAATGATCTCCAGTTTGAATTGTATATCCTAATGAGCCATCAGGAACATATTTATCAACTGTAAATTGCACAGTTTTACCTGTTAAATCTTCGCCGTTATTTAGTGCTGTTTCAGCTTCTTTACTAGTATAATCAGGCTTAACTTCTTTAGTTCCACATGCAGTAAATACAATAAGCAATAGTAGTGTATAAATAAAATATTTAATCTTTTTCATAAAAATTCTCTCCTTTATTTAATTCTTAGTGGTTGACCAGGATAAAAAACAGAGCTGTCAATTCCAGGATTTAATGCTAATAGTTGTTCTAAGGTTAACCCATTCCTCTCAGCTACTTGTCGAGCTCCTTCGCCGCTTCGTACTTTGTCATATACGGGTTGTTCAGCTTCAGAGCTTTGAGGTTGTTCAATTGCTGAAGATGATTGAGTAGATGGCAATGGTTGTTGTGATGTAGAAATTTCCGTGTTAACAGCAGCTAGTTCGGTATACAAGTCTGTTAACTTATTTGCTTCAGCAGTATAAACATCTGTTAGTTTATTTGCCCATGATTCATATAATGAATAGTCGTCTTTATTAGAAAGTTGTATGCTTGCCATTTCCGAAATTCCAGCATTTGAAATATCTGCTAATTTTCCTATTTTAGAGTTTAAAACCTCAGCTAATGCTGAAACATTACCTTTTATAGGTTCTCCTTCATTTCGCAGTTCTTCAATCAATATAGGTGTAGTTGTAGTCAACTTTTGAGTATAAGTCTCTAAAATTTGGGAATAGGTAGACCCACCTAATTCCATTTGAGTTGTTTCATCTGTTTGTGTACTTGAATAATGTATAGTTGATGACTCACTACTTGAGCTATTAATTTTTTTAGAATCAGAAATATCTTTCTTTTCGGATGTAATTGTGGTAGAGCTTGAGTTTTGCTTTGAAACCTGTTTAGTTTCGTTAGAACAAGCAGTCAGCAGTAATAATGATAAACTTAAAGTAACAATTTTTTTCATTTTTAAATTAATCCTCATTTCTGTTATAATATACTTGTCAGTAAATCTCAAAATGAGGTTTAAGTCCGTGTGCCCAGCACGGGCTTTTTGTGTTTTCATTTTACCGTTGCTAAAAATCTATAAAACCATCTTTACATAACTAATTAATTTTGTTGAATCACAGTTATATCTATATTGATTAATAGCTGATCTAGCTAAGCATGGATTTAATAAAAATATTTTTGTTAAAAAATCATATAGCCTTACGTATAGTGCTGCAGCACTCATTTCAAATTCTTCGCAAATTTGACGGAAAGACATTCGTTTTCTTAAACATTCTTTCAATGCTTCATTGTTTATTAAAGCAAGGGATGCAAATATATTAGCTCTTATTTCTTTAGGTTCATCTTCGCTAGTGTATCCTTTTCCAGTAATTAAATCTGAAAAACTTTGAGACTTGCATTCCTTATTCATATCAAAAAAATAATGTGCAGATTCATGAAGTATTGAGAAATTTTGCCTTCCTTTAACCATTGTTGAATTGTAGGAAATTCCGCATTTATCGTGAAATCTTATTATGTTTCCTGAAAATATTTTTCTTGAAACATCGCCGAAACTATAGGGAATTATGTCAACATTTTCTACGTCAATCATATAATCTTTGTAGTGTTTCCATCTTAACTCTTTTAATTCAATTCCATAGTAATTGGCAACTTTTTCAATAATAATATATGTCTGGTCATGATATTCAAAATAAGTATCGTAGTCTAAATACATAGGGGTCATCCAATCATTTGTTTTTAAGTCTTGATTTCATGAATTCTAAGTACTCTTTTAACTCTTCTCTGAGCTGATCTTTTTCGGATTCGGTTAAATCTTCTGTATTTACACGGAAGAAAGTTGCAATTTCATCTTCTTCTAAGTTATCAGAATTTGGATTATCAGTTCGTCCAAGCAAATAATCTACAGAAACATTAAAATAATTGGCAATTTCTTGTAGTTTTTCTGCGGTTGGTTGTTTTCCTGCATTTAAACTATAAAAATAATTTTCACCGTATTTTAACTCTCTAGCAACTTGTTGAAGGCTTTTGTCTTTTTGTTTTGCTAAATTTTTTATCCTTTCAAATGTTGTCATATCAGTATTCCTTTCCAACACGAAAAAATAATTTACTAAAAAGAGTAAAAAAGTCTTTACAAAATTACTCTATAGAGTTATTATTGATTCGTAAGTTAATTTGATAGAAAAGAAACAAACTAAAACACACCTTATTAGCATTGAGTTTGGCGACCAAGTGCATATGAAAGGCTTTGTTATAGGTTTATTTCTTTATGTATCCATTTTACTCTATAGCGTAAAAATGTCAACAATATTTTTTTATTTCTATCAAATTAACTTATTTAATACTAAAGAAAGGAGCATCAAAAATGCCAGACACATCAGTAAGTCGTCAAAAAATTCGTGATTACTTTGAAAGTAAGGGAATTTCGTTGGTTAGTGTTGCTACCTATTTTGATATTCCAAGACAAGATTTGATCGATTATCTGAACGGAAAAAAAAAAAGAAAAAAAGCACACGAAACACTTTTGGCAATTATCGACTTTTACAAAATCAGATAGGAGGAATGAAAATGGAAAATTTCTTAGATACATCTTCAAAAAACTTTCTATACAACATTATTGAAAAAATCCTGAGAAAAATGTTTGAACAAGTCATAAATGAAGCTAGTCAAGGATTAAATGAACGTGCCGAGTATTTAGACATCAAACAATTATCGTCAAGGTATTCAATGTCTGTTCCCGAAGTTGAACAAAATTTTGTAAAAGATAAACGTATGCAAATGATCGAGAAAAGAAAGCCTGGTACTAGCAAGGGAAAAAGATACTGGCCTGCTAAAGAAGCTATAAAAATTTGTAATGACATCATGAATCATTGGGATTAAAGGAAAGGACGATACAGAAACAATGGACAACTTAGTAATTATGAAAAACCAACAAGCAGTAACAACTAGTTTGCAAGTCGCAGAAACGTTTAATAAAAATCATCGTGATGTTTTAGCAGCGATTGATGATTTAAAAGAGGGGGTTGCGGAAAATTACGCAGGGCTATTTTACGAAGATAGCTATATTCATCCACAAAACAAACAAAAATATAGACAAATCATTATGAACCGTGACGGATTCACGCTACTAGCAATGGGATTCACTGGTCAAAAAGCTCTTAAGTTTAAACTGAAATACATTGAAGCTTTTAACCAAATGGAGGAACTGCTTAAAACTCAATCAAACTTACCGATTAATAACACAGAATTGTTATTAGAAGCTGCGTTAAAACATGAACGTGGATTGACTCTTGTAAATCAACGTTTAGATAAGCTAGAAACAGAAACTACAATTAATAGAAGCCAACAACGAAAGATACAAGGGCTAGTTTCATCAACTGTTATCAAAGTATTAGGTGGCAAAAAAGCATTGGCTTATCAGGATTCAAGTATTAAGCAATCAGCCTTTAGTAATTGTTATAAACAATTGAAAGCATTATTCGATGTAGCATCTTATGTAGACATTCCAAAAGTTCGATATGAAGAGGCTGTAGCTCTAATTCCTAGATGGAAGCCTAACTTAGAATTACAAGCAAGAATTGATATGGCTAATGGTAATGGAGATATGTTTAAAGAAATAGGATAGTAATGATAAAAGGATAAGCCTTAACTTATCCCCAGTTAAAAGTAGTGTCAACAATAATAGCTTTTTGATCCATATCACTTTTGATGGATTCAATAATTTCTAAAACAGAAGATTTATAGTAATAAGTCTTGCTTGATGCGATTACTTCATTTTCTTCGGTTTTAATTACAAAATAGTATTTTTTATTAGAAGCTTTCTTTATTACAAAAAACATTTTGACACCCCGCTTTCAACTGAATTATATCAAAAAAATTATAGGAGGGTAAATATGAAAGTAATACGTGAAACACGATTGATAGGCGCATTTTTATTGATGATTGCGCTAGGTGTGTTATTGAAAAGCCACTTTTCAGTTCCAGTGTTGGCAACAATAAGTGTACCTCTTTTTATCCGTTGGTTTTTCAACTGGGATGAAGCGGAGTATCAGCATTTTCAAAAAAGACAAAATAAAAAGCCCCAATCGTCTGCCAACGATTAGGACACATACAAAATGAACTAAGGAGAGTATACCAAAATGAACGATAAAATTCAAAAATTGATTAAAAAACTAGCAAAAGAATGCCAGAAAGAAGATGTAGCTTTATCTTTGGCAGCTATCGATTTAGAAGGAGAGATGGCAATATCTCAAGTTGGAAAAGGCACGATAGTAGCCATTGCTGCACATAGCCAATATACACTAACAAAAGAAAAACTGGAACAATCAGATTGTGATTGTCCAAAACATCGTTTATTAAAGGAGATGTACGGTATTGCAACAGAAACTACGACTAAAAATACACATACTTTTGTCACAGATGATCCAAACGATTTGATGGATATATTATCGAAGATTTTTCGAGGTGAGTTGAAATGACTAGAAAAGAAAAGTTAAACCAAGCAAAAAAAGTAAATACTCCAAGCTGTTTATAAGAGAGGAGTATTTCAAATTTATTAAAGGTAGGTACTTCTGTATGAAAAAATTTATCGGAACGTTTTTAATATCAATGTTGTTAATCATGGCATTTTTTATAGGGGATTCGCTAGTGTCATGGATAAATATTATAAAGAAAAGTCCTACAAATTTCTTATATGACTCTGTCGGCTTATTAATTTCGGTTGCATCTATTGTATTAATTGTTTTAGCGGTATTGACAATTTTTAACGATATGGTGGATTAATTCCATTTTTATTTAAAAAAGTTTCGTATTTGGGATACTCCATGAGGCGCCCTTGTTGATCCCTATACCATTCAACATTTCTAAAATCCGTAAAAAATATTATAGGTACACCATGAATGCCCCCCATAGCATTTGGTAAAACAGGAAGACTTAATTCGACTTTTCCTGGCGGCAGAGTTTCTAAATATTTATAGCTGTTAAATTCTGAAGCGAAAGATACTTTTTTAGATAATGAATCATTGTCTATTTTATTAGGAATAGAAATAACAAATACTTTATATACTGGTGCTTGATTCGAATTATTAGCTATCACATTTGGAATTTTTTCGAGCGATATGGGGCTATTTTTATTTGATTGTTCATTGTTCCAAACAGAAATATTTTTTGATTGTTCTAACTTTATATTTTGCTCATTTTCATAATTAACTTTTTTTATTTGATTGTTGTTTTGCATCACATTCCAAATAGCAAATAAAGCTCCGATAGTAGTTACACATTTTACAAAAACATCAAAATATTTTTTCAAATTATTCATCACCTTTCAAGTTAAAGTATGGCAAAGAAAGTAGGTAGAATTAAATGACAAGAAAAGAAAAACTAAAGCAAGCCCCAAAAATTGCTGATTTATGGTACCAGCAATAAAAAGAGCGCAGAGGTGTCGCATGACGACAAAAAAGCGACTTAAGCCGCCAAACAAATAGTCGCATACAAAATTATACTAGAAAAATTTTAACACAGAAAAGAGGTTTTGTGAATGAATCGTAGAGAAGCTAATGTACTAGATAGATATTTAACAGAGCCGACTGAAAAACTATATAAGGAAACCTATGAAGATGATCCAGTGGACACTACTGATTGCTTTGGAAATGAAATTGCTGATGAAGACGGTGTGTTTGAGCTAACTTTTGCAATGAAATGTCTTTATACAGGACAACCAGTACTCACCTGTAAAAAAATTGCTACACAAGATACAATCGTTGATTTGATAGAAGAATTAGGCGAAGAAAACGTGTATTTAATTGAATATGTGAGTTCAGGAAAAAGATATAAGGAGGGCTTATTGAATGGCTGAAGCAACCAAAACAGATTTTTCTAAGTTGAATGTTTATCAAAAATTAGCGTATGTGAGACAAAAAGCACCATATATTCAAAAAAGTAAACGTGGCCAGCAGTACAGCTATGTGGGGTCAAGCGATGTACTATCCGCATTAAATACAGTCATAAATCAAGTTGGATTAATTTTGAAGCCAGAAATTGTTGCTCATCAAGTTCGGGAATCACAAGATGAGGTATGGAAAGCGGATAAAGTAAAGAAAGAGCCTGTAGCCAAAAAACGTACAACGTATTTTACAGAGCTAGAGTTAATGATGACATGGATTAATATTCATAATCCTTCTGAGATTGTTGCTTGTTCATGGTATAGCCAAGGAGTAGATATTGAAGGAGAAAAGGGTGTAGGAAAAGCACTAACGTATGCGGAAAAATATTTTTTATTGAAATTTTTTAATATCGCAACAGATGATGACGATCCTGATAAATACCAAAAAGAACAGTTAAAAAATACTGCAATTACTGAACGGCAAATTGATATGTTGAACGCATCAATTAGTAGAGTAGCCGAGCTGGCAGGGCAAGAATTTGAAGCTGTGAAATCGTTAGCTATAAATGATTCTGATTTGAATCCTAAAAAAGTATTTGAAGAATATAGTGCTTATGATTATGGTGTTATTTCTAAATTGCTTGCGAAGTGGATAAATTTTTATGAATCTAGGCAGAAGGTTCAAGAAGATAAGAAGTGATTGAATGATTGGAAAAATCATAAAACACAAAGGAAATAAATTGGCGATTGAGTTTGAGGATGAGATCAACTCGAATTTCCTCAAACTCCTAGCTAACAACGATGACAATTTAGTAAAAGTTGAACTATTAGATAATCGACAAATGTCTCAAAAACAGAATGCACTTTCTCACGTTTTAATAGCTGATATAGCTCGTTGGAGTTATGACGAACCCAAATGGATAGAGGAAGTTTTAAAGTATTACTACGAAGCTAAAAGTGGCGTGTATTTTGAACATAGTAAGGCTACACGACATGAAGCAACAGAATGGATTAGTTTTTTAATCGAATTCATTTTGAAAAATGATGTACCACTAGAAAAGAGATACCAATACTTGCTAGAAAATAACAAATGGTTTTATTACTGCCTTAAATACCGTAAGTGTTGTATTTGTGGGAAACATGCCGATGTTTGTCATATCGAGGTAGTCGGTATGGGGCGAAATCGTCAAAAGATTAATCACGAAACATTTACTTTTTACGCTGGTTGTCGTCAACATCATCAAGAAGAACATCAGATAGGTACTAAGAACTTTTTAAACAAGTATCAAATTAAACCAGTAAAACTAAACGTTGAAGAACGTAAGAAGTTGAATATCGGAGGTTAACAGTTTGGTAGAGGAATTACTTGAAAAATACAGGCAATTAACATCGAGTCAAAAACTATTTTTTGAACTATTAGCATTTGTCTATATCGGTTCAAGAAATGGTAAAGGAATAGCTATTGAAGCACAAACAATAAAAAAAGTCGTTAACGGAGAAATTAAGCATAAATATGTTTATACGGTCGTTGTTGATGAGGAGGATAACTAGTGAATGAACATAGAGGATATTACGCCATTATCCCAGCGATTGTTCGCTATGATAACCACTTAAATGGGAATGCAAAATTATTGTATGGAGAGCTAACGGCATTAGCAAATGAAAAAGGCTATTGTTGGGCAACGAATCAATATTTTGCAAATCTGTATAACGTTAGCAAGCGAACAATTATTTCATGGCTGAAACAGTTAGAAGAAAGAAACTATATAAAAATGCAAATTTTTTATAAGCCAAACAGCAAAATGGTAGATCGGAGACATATCTATATCTTACCGTATCCAACTGATACAGAATTTTACACCCCTAGTGAAGAAAATTTCATCACCTATGGAAAAAATCATCAGGAGGGGGATGAAGAAAATTTCACTACCCCTAGTGAAGAAAACTTCACAGAGAATAATACATTAATTAATAATACAAAGAATAATACAAAGAATATATATAGTGTTGAACAAAGTTCAACCATGTCTGAATTATTTGAAAAGGTTTGGAAAACATATCCGAAGAAAACCAATAAGAAAAAAGCCAAAGAGCAATTCTTAAAGAAAATTAAGTCAGATGAAGACTTCGAACGGTTTAAAACAGGATACAAAGCTTATCTTAAGTATATCAAATTAAACGACTGGTATCATCCACAAGAATTGTTCCGCTGGATACGTGATGAACGTTTTAACGATGAATACGACTTGTCTGAAACGGCAACGCAAGTAAGATATTCAAATAATCCAGTTAGACAAGAGAAGTTGCCAGATTGGGTAAATGAACCAAAAAAAGAAGAGGAGAAACTATCACCAGAAAAGCAAGCTGAACTTGATAGGCAAATAAAAGAATACTTGGAGGGGAAATGATGCGAATTATCCTGCCAATTGAACCAAAACCGCAAAGTCGCCCGAGGTTTGCAAGACGTGGGAATTATGTCCAAACCTATGAAGATAGCGCTATGAGAGCCTATAAACAAAAGGTAAAAGCGTATCTACGAAAGACAAAACCAGAATTGATTGAAAAAGGGGCTATTTTTACGCATATTACGTTTTACATCGCTGCCCCTAAATCTCTATTAAGTTCTAAAAAGAAACGCTTAGAAGTGAAATTAGAGCGGAAATATTGCGATAAGAAACCTGACTTGGATAATTATTTCAAAGCAGTCACTGATGCTGCCGAAGGTATTTTATATAAAAACGATGGTCAAATTGCTGTAATGGTTTGTCAAAAGTTGTACAGTATGCGACCACGAACAGAACTAGAAATTACAAGTTTGGAGGAACAAGTGTAGTGGGTAAAACGGGTAAACAGATCAAAGAGAATTATTCGGTTAGAAAGCGAGTAAAGAAGATGCTTAAATTTAAAGAATTTAATATTCAATTATTCGACGTTCACATTTATATAAAAAGGCTAAGTAGTTTTAAAACCAATAAAAAATAGTATAAAAAAACTAACTAGTTTCCGCTAGCTAGTTATAGATACATTTTCATCTCAGATAGAGACAATTAATAATACATTACTATGAAATTTAAGGCAACAAAAAAAGCCAGCTGACCACTAGCTGACTTATGTGGTAGAAACAACTGTTTTCCGCCAGTTGTTCTTTAGGTGTGAGTTAGCACTTTCCCCAAATAAAGTGCTATTAAAAAGCCGATTAAAAATCGACAATAAATCTCTTGCAGAGACGTGTACTACTATTAACTGTTTACCAGAAGTTAATGTAGAAAAGGAGGAAATTTATTTCATAAATAAAATCCCCAAGAAAGTTAAAGTGATTATACCATTGAAAAATAGATTTGAAAATACCTTCTATGCCAAAAATATTTATTAGATGGAAAATATCAAATGAATAAAGATGATGTGAAAGATGACGAATGGAAGATTGTAAAATATTGTAGAATTATTATTGTTTTCTTTATAGTCAACCAATAATTTGTTGACTATAAACATGTATGAGTGATGAATATTTTGATAAATAAATAGCCAGTCGGTTTCCGCCGACTGGCTGAGAAGTGAATAGCTATTGGAATAGTATTCTTAGTATAATTTATATCATATAGAGTCGCTGATGAGCAAAGAATAAGCATTTCTTATATATGTTTGGATAAATAAAAAAAGCTACTTAGTTTCCGCTAAGCAACTCTTAAATGATGATATGTTTATTATAAATTATTATACCATAAAAGGAGCGATTTCACTTGATTCTATTGTTAAAAGAAGTAGATTTTCGACAAACAAAAGCGAATGCTAGAAATGTGTTGAAGAGTTTTAGACGTTTAGAGCGAATAGCTGGTCGTTCTTTGATAGATTTAAAATCACCAATTATTACAGAGATGCCTAAAAGCCAAAGACACGGAAACAAAACAGAAGATGCACTGGTACAATTAGCTGATGCAGAAGCAGAAAGAGATGCAATTTTATCTGCACTTATGGCTTTGAGTTTGACTAGTAGACAAATTCTGCACTACAGTTTTTGTGTGCAGGATCATTACTCTAATTACAAGATTGCTAGAGAAGTTGGATATTCTGAAAGAAGTATTCAACGTATGAAATCAGAAGCTTTAATTGAATTTGCTGAAGCGTATCGAAATGGAAAAATAATCGCCTATAGATAAAATTTTTGGCGGTTTTTTTGCGGAAAGTTGGCGGTTTTTATCAATATTTAGATGTTACTATGGTAGTGTCGAAAGATAAGGAAACGAGGTAAGGCATGCATTACCTATCTTAGCTCCGTTTCGCTTATCTTTTGAGGCTACCTACAAAAAAATAAAGAATAAGGATGTGGAAAGTCCAGTTCTTTTGGTCTCGTTTAGTCGTAGGTAGCCAAATATTGCAATAAACTTGGCATTAAGCTTACACGTAGACGTACGCTGAAAGCACTTGTCAAGATAGCGGTATGTAGTTTGCAAATGATCACTCACAAATCAGACGTTCTCAAACTAAAAGAAATGGGGTGTAATTCCTCTCTCTTTTTCTACAGATCTTTAATGGTACTTGATTGCTTGTGTAGGTTCTACTCCTGTCATGTAAATCACAGCGATCATTGCTATAGGTAGCTTAATAATCATTCGCCGGTAAATACCTAGTTTACAGCTTGTGGACGGGGTGTAAAGAAAATCAAGCCATAGTCAAATCTTCATCGGCTGTGGCGTTTATTATTTCATAAACGGAAATAGAATGAAATCTTTCAAGATTTACTTAAGGTATGATATAATTGCATAAAATCATTTAGAAGGCTGTGTTTTACATGAAAAAAACTTCTTTAGGCAAATTGATATTGAATATAATTGTCATGATAGCTTTCGTCGTTTCTCTGTGTACACTAGTTCCAAGCTTTTTTGATAGGGAGCAGAAGGAAAACATCTTTAAATTAACTACTACTTTGATTAGCTTGCTAAGCGGCTTTATCCTTTATATTTATAATAATTCAAATACCATGTTTTTTTGGGTTAATAAATTTAGGACGTATTTTTCCTTTAAAACCGTTCGTTGGGAAATGAGTTACAGAACTCCTGGGCTTTCAATTGAGAATACTAATAAGTTAAAAGAAGAGTTATACCGAATATTAAAAAGTAAAAGTATTCAAATTTTGAAGGATAACAAAAAAGAAGAGTCTAGAGTTATTAAATTTAAGAATGACAGAGGAATAGAAGCAGAGTTTGATTTGAGATGGAATGAATATGTAGATGACAGATTTTCAATGACTATTATATTTAAATCACAAACTTCACATAGAGATGTACGTAAACAATGGTCTTTTTACAGAAATATAATAGAAGAAACTCTTAAGGTGATTTCGGAAGAATCGAATTACGATAAAAAACCGTATGAGGAAAAATCCTACTATACGGTATCTTTAAATATGGAAAAAAATCCTTTTTACCTACTAACAATTAAAACTTACGATAAACCTAAAGATATAAAATTCGATCTATCTTTTAAAATAGATGGAGTCAATTTCAAGACTACTAACAAAAAAATTGTACTTACAACAAAAGATATAACAAAAGTTGATACAGTTTTAAAGGATTATGTTATGTTAGGGAAAGTCAGCTGATTATTTTGATAATAGCTCGTGCTGCGTTCAAAAAAGGATTCTCATTATCAATATCATTTAGAGAACTATACATTAATAGTGCCCCAGCCTTAGTAAATCCAATAGTTCGTTCTTTCTGTAAAATATCCATTTTACCTATTAGGAAAGTAGCAGTGTCATCAGTCAATGCTTCCCCAGCTTCTTGATTTGCCTCTACATTATCGCCAGTGAAGCGTTTTTTCTGAACACCTTCTTCTTCCGTGGTAAAGGCAATCCCTCTTGTTGAATTTAACTTAGTTTGGATTGTTTTGAAATCAAAAATAAAATTGCTAAGTTTAACTTTAGAGGGCTCTGTCTCTTCTAGTGTTTTGAAGAAGTTACGAGATATCGCTGATGGTGCTGTGGAATATAAGACTTTGTCTGTGGTGTCATAAAAAACTTTAAAAACTTCTGAACGCTTATACTCATTAATAGCTTGTAATTCAGCGTCATCGTTAAGTACAAAGATACTTTCGTTTATAGTTTCCATAAATGTAGCATTGAATACTTTAAATATTCTTGATTCTACAGTCAAAGTTTTTGGGCTGTCAGGAGCGATAGTACCTAGTACGTTGTTGTCATCTGAAAGTGATATTGGCTGACTAATATCAAATTTTTGAACTCTTTTCAATGTTAATGATTGCATAAGATTCCTCCTAATTATATTTAATAATTACATTATATAATTAGGAAGATTAATAGTAAATAATTTATTTCGATATTGTTTTATTTATATGAGTTGAATTTTTAGTCATCGCTTATGCGGTGACTTTTTATAATGAAGAATTTTTTGTTTTTTAATATCGTTGTATAGCTCAATTGATGAGAGTTTAATTAAGTATATGCAGGTTCGACTCCTGTCATGTCAATAAGCAACTTTTGCTGCTTAAATAAAAATCGTCAATAAATGTTTCTTACTTTAATGATCGGTTCACCTCCTTTCAGAATTAGCCAGCCTGCGGAAACAGGATAAAGTGGCTAGTAACCTAGTATTGTTAAATAAGTGTTAGATTGGCTAGGCAGTCTAATATAAATCTTTAGACTACTCAATAAAAATGAGTGGTCTTTTTTTGTGCAAAAAAAGCCACTAGAAATGGGATCTAGTGGCTAGGTAGCGTTAGTGAAAATCTCGTGTCACTTGTAGTTTATGAACTTTAGCTATTATGAAAGAGTGCTACCTAAAACAAGTGTAACACAGCTGTCAAGTTTTGTCGGATATTTGGATTGTTTTCGCATGAAAAACCACCAGATAAAATATCTAGTGGCCAGACAGCAGATTATGTTTTGAAATAACTGGAAGTGTTACATGAAGCAAAAAGGAGTTGCTGTCTTGCAGTGAGTATAACAGGAATTGAAGCGTTTGTCTTACAATAAACAAATATACATAAAAACAATTAGGAGAGAGAACATGAAAAAGGATATCAGATTTTTAATTTAACCTACATTTTATCGAGGTTGTTTACATTTGACTATTGTATTTAAATTTTCGATACTCGACCAACGCCCAATAAACTAAAACAATATTGTATACTTATTAAAGAAGGAGGTGGTATAAATGAATAGAATAGTTATTCCTTTTGATAAAGAAGATATATCTGTGGATGAACTAAAAGAACATATTGATTATTATGTTGAATTAGCAAATAAAGGCGAAGAACTTATATGGTCAGGGGATAAAAAAGAAGCTAGGGATATTTTAAGAAAAATCAACAAGCACCTGTCGAAGGAATACCATTATTATGAGAAAACAAACGTTTCTGAAATCATAGATGAAAAAGAGTTATATTGTTGTTATTATTGGGCAGTAGTGGAAGCTTATGCAAAACAAAATAATAAAAACTCATATGATTACTTAGACTCAAACTTTTACGATATTAAAAATTATTTAAAGTATCATATGGCAGGAAAAATATAGGAATCAATATAAGAAACAAAACTCAACAATAGATGAGGAATGAGGTGGTGTTAATTGAATGGCTAGAAAAAGAGACCCGCGCCGAGATGAAGCTAAGAAAATTTGGCTGGATTCAAACGGCAAAAAGGTTCTTAAAGATTTAGCGAAAGAATTAAATGTTTCAGATTCTCAAATTAGAAAATGGAAATCGATTGATAAATGGAGTGCTGAATTGAAAGGTAATGTTACCAATGCAAAAGGTAACGTTACTAATCGGGGAGGCGCTCCTTTTGGTAATAAGAACGCAGTAGGCAACAAAGGTAATAGCCGAGCCTCGCCACCACTTGGTAATAAGAACGCTATTAAAACAGGCGAATACGAAACAATATTTGCCGATATGTTATCTGATGAAGAAAAGGACATCTATTCTAATCTGAATGATGATCCTTTTTTTATTTTGGATGAAGAAATAAGAATCCTGAAAATTCGCCAATATAGAATGCTTAAACGCATAAAAGATGCAGAGGCTGGCTTAAATGATGAAGAAGTTGAACGTTTGCAGCAGCTTCGGAAAGTTAAAGAGCCATCGGTAATTGATGGGAAAATGGTTACTGTTAAGAGAGAAGTTTTAAAAGATGTACAAGTCACTCGTAAAACGTTTAGAAAACTAGATGACATTTTGGCTATT